CCCGCAACTGGTCGCCAGAGGACCAGGGACCAAGATCGACCGAGCCAAGGCTAAACGTCTTTACGCCAGCAGATGTCGTCTGCTCGCCGGTTGCTGAGCTGGTGGATTGAACCGTGCCAGAGCTATTGACCCGAGAAACGCTGACAGCCAGTCGCCCCTGGAGGTTGCCGCTACTGACGTTGACACTGACAGAAAAGTCGCCAGGGATCGCGTAAGTCGTTGGGCTCTGTGTTGTGTAGCCGTAGGACTCTTCCGTCGCACTCGCTGCTAGCGCAACCGTGATCGTACCGGTCGTAGCCCCGGTTACCAACAACTCCTTGTTAAAGTCGTCGCCGCCACCTAGCGAGCTGTTGGTGTTCGATAAGAAATAAAGACTCATCCTGGCGGCTCCATGTCACTCATGGCGATATGAAGAATTTCCAGGTAGGCGTCAATCGGCATTTCTTTTCCTACGAGGGTGACGCCATCCATCTCGTAGAAGTCCAAACCGTGTTCCGTGGTACGGTACCCGTCAGGGTGGTAGTACATGATTACCTGAACGTCAGGCGGAATGTCCCCCGCCTGATTCTCGACAGAAGTGAAGAGAGCGTCAGAAGTCCATACTTTCCAGCCGATAACGGGGAGCACCGTCAGGCCCCACGTTAATCGAAGGTAACGGTCAGAGTACCGGCAGGGAACGAAACCGTGTCACCGGAGTTGATCGTCTTGCTGATCGTCAAAGCGCCGTGAAACAGCAGGTTACCTGCACTAGCAGCATCGAAAATGCCAAAGTGCGTGACTGTGCCCCAGGTGCCCGATGGCGTGGGGAAGGTGATCGCGTTGTTGTTTGACGTGACACCACCAGAACCTGTCGAAGCCGTGGTTGAACCAGCTGACTGAGTACCGGCCCAGTTGGCCAGTGAGGAAGTCACTGCGGCACGGGCGTAGGCGTTGCCGGAGACCTCAGTACCGCCGCCAGCATCGCTGGGGGCTGCAGTGTAAAGACCAACGTGCAGGGTACTGGTGGTCGGCGCAGCTTGCGCACGGAAGATCTGGTCAACGAGTCGGTTTTCCAGGAAGTTAGACAATGCAGACATGGGTATTTCCTTTCAAAAATAGTTCAGGCAAACTCATCACGGACGTTGAAACGCAATACGTCGTAAATAGTTTGAATTTCACCGCCAAAATCAATTTCAACTTCGCCCTCATACAGGCCGGGTGCTACATCCAACGTACTACCTGGGAAGTTAAACACCACTACACCCCCCGTTGGATCGCCGACAATCGAGCAAACCAAAGTCGAAAGTACCGTGGTAGTCCCTACTGCACGGAAATACACACGAACAGTCGCTGCAGTCAGGTCAACCGGCTCACTATCCACATCGGTAAGACTTAACCGAATGTACGGCCTGTTATCACCTCTTACGAGCTTAATGGTTCGTGACATGAATATTCCTTACCTGGGCGGCGTGCTTGCCCCGATTATTTGGTTTTAACCTATATAAGTCAAGGACTTGCGTCATACGAACCTCTGGTATTCAACCCGGTTCGACGTTCTTGTCAGTCCTTTGTTCACGCGTGTGCGGACCTCGTTGATGCCGTGCCGAAACATCCGCATGTAGTCAGAAGCCGCCGTTCTGTCGAAGTAAGGCTGTTTTGGGGTGCCGTAGAGCCGTCCTCGAGCGCCAAAGGCGATGTACTCCAGGAACTGCTCATAGAGCTCCTGGTCGACTTCTGACGCATCACGGGTCGGAGCCAGTGCCACGCGCATGTTCAGGGTCTGTCCGTTGACTTCGGTGAAGTACGGAACCAGCTGCACCTTGGGGTAGGTAATGCGGGTGATGTAGTAGGGCTGCCCTTCCGCAGTGCGCCAATCTGTGTGTCGATAGACACGGGCGATCTCTTCGCTGGCGCGGGGGATCAGCAGCACGTTGTCGACGTACGCCTCGACAATATCGACGAATTTCATGTCTGCAGGTACGGGTACCAGGTACTCGGCCTGGTTGGCGACCAACGGCACGGGGCTCAGGTCGGCCTGCAGGTACCGGGTCCGCTCGCAGAACTCGATGGCGGCATTGCGGATTGCGTCTAACGCAATGATCTCCGGCACGTCGGGCACGTACTGCATGACTTCCGGCAGGAACTGCTCCAGGGGGACGGTTAGCCCTTGGTAACTCATGACTCACCTCCGATGGAACCAGGCACTTTGTTAGCCGACAACCCAGCGTTCGGGCTGTTGTCTTTGTCGTTTTTCTCGCGGACCTGAAGCGCACCCAGGAATGTCGTGAGGTAGCCCGTGGCCAGCTGCAGGCCTGGTGCATACTCAGCGTCCTTGCTGTTGGCCCGGTACAGGATGTAGTCCAGAAGCGTTGTCTGATAAATGTCGTTTAGCGCAATCGTCGCGTTTTCGTTCGGCAGGTCAGCCAGAACGGGCGAGTAGTTCATCTCCACGTAGCCGTTGCCGGTGTTGGGCGGGAAAACGTAGAACGCTGTCTGGTCCTGATCATCGAACAGGAAGTTGATCGGCGCGTCGGTCTTTGATGCCGCGTGCCAGTTGGGTTTGTACGCATCGAGCAGCTCACGGGAAATCAGGCGCGTTGCGCGGCCCGGAGTTGTTCCGTTCTTACCCATGTAGCGAACGACCTCGAGAAGCCTCCAGCCGTCTGCAGGAATTGTCTGGCGGGTGCCAACCGCAAGTTGTACTGTGCTGACCTTGTTGGTCGACTGAGGCGACATCAAGGTGATTTGGCGTTGCCCATCGTTTAGCCAGCCGAGAAGCTCCGTGCGAGTCCAGCGGGTATTGCCCTGGTCAAGCAACTGGGTCGCGGCTTTGTTAATAATCGTTGAGGCTACGATGGTTCCCATGATGTCCTTAAGAGCGGGGCCGAAGCCCCGTTATCACACTACTACTGCTAGCGCTGCTTCAATTGCAGGCACCTGAGTACCTGCCCACAAGCCTGTTGCTACCAAGTCGGCACTGGAGACTCCAGTGGTGTTCTCGGCAACGATCTGATCAACCTGCACCTTTGAAAAACCAGCAGCAGCCAGACCGGCGGCTGTAGCAGTACCGGCGTTGAAGTCGACAACTGCTTTCGCCTGCACACCAGACAGCCCACTTGCTACCAAATCATCAATGACAGCCATATCTGACTCCTTTAAGGTTGGGTGGAGGTTGCCCTCCACCCAGGTTCATCAGCCTGCTGCGAGCAAGAGAGCCAGACCGTCGGACTGGACAACCTTGTAGCCGTAGACGTTCAGTCCACGCACCAGGGTGCCGAAGTCGTTGGGGTTCTGGAGCGACTCAACCTTAGCGATTTGTGATGCGAAGGTAATGGCCGACTTGTGACCAGCCATGAGTGCGTGACGCTTAGCAGTACCGGCAGACACACCGCCAACAAAGTTCTGACCAGCAGCTGCGCGGGGAACCAGGTTGGAGACGTACACGGTGAAGCGGTCGATCTGACCAATCTTGCCGTTACGCAGGATCGAGCTGGAGTCACCCATGAACTGAGCCTGAGCCAGGTTCGACTGCATCAGGATCTGACGCTCGGTGGGGGTGATGATCAGGAAACGATCTGTCTCAGGAACGTTGGCCTCATCCAGAACAGACGACAGGGCTGTGATGCTCTGCAGAATGTTGGCAGCGGTCAGCGTTACGGGAGCTGCGTCGGTACCCAGGTTAAAGCCGCCGGAGATCTTACCTGCGGTAGCACCCTTGTTAGTCGCTGCACCCTGGTCGAACGTACCGGCCAGAACGTCCTGGTCGATAGCGATCTTCATCTGCATGGCTGCGTCGTTGGTGAACACATCCATCAGCTTGGGTTTGGACTGGTACTCGAGAACGTTGTTCACGTTCACGCCGAAGTACTTGCCCTTGTTGATCGTCAAGCTGATCGTCGAAGGAGCGGGGACTTCGTATGCCAGGTTCTGGCCGACGCTGTAGTTGTTGATGGTGATGGTCGGGATCGTGTTGATGATCACGGTATCGCCCATGCCGGTGATATCGCCTTGCCAGTCGGTGTTAGCGATTTCGCCGAAAACAGTAGCGGCGTAGAACTTCTGGGCCAGCTTGCCAGACCAGAGAGCTGGAATGAACGTGCCGGAATAGGCGGTGCCCGCATAAGCGACTTGACCGCCTGGGGAGTTAAAGCCTCCCGCGTTAATCGGATAAACTGCACCGGGGGTAATGGTAGCCATCTTTTACTTCCTTTCAGGTTAACAAAATTGTTAAACCGACCATCCCCCAGTTAGCTTCTATCTGACGCGGCCCTGAGAAATGGCGGCAATGATTTCTTTTTCCATGCGAACCGCCTCATCGTTGTCGATGTAGCCCCTTCGCCATTCGTTGTAGAACTCTTCGATTTCCTTTTGATTGAAAAATCGCTGGTTCTGGTCCGTGGCAGCCGGAGGTGTCGATGTACGCGAGCGGGTCGGCGCAACTTGACGCTGAAGATCCTGGCGGGATTGTTGAGGCTGCTTGGGCGCTGTCAGCTGCTTGTAGGTCTCGAAGATCATTGCCGTACGGGCAACGTCAAAAACCTCATACGCATTGTTCAGTGCCGCTTGTCTGGGTAGGCCGTAAACCTGGTCTACCTGGGTCAACCACTCGAGGAAACCAGGGTCAGTATTTAGCTGCTCCCAGTCTGGTACTCGCTGGCTGAGCCCCATCAGGAATCTGTCTTTATCGGACACAACCTGACGCTCAGACACATTTCCAAGCTGACTCTTCAACTGCTTGATCTGGTTAACCAGTTCGACTTCGCGGGCTCGGAATTCGGATGCTTTCGACTCCGTGGCTCTCTCAATCAGGTCAATCAGATCAGGGCCAAATGCTTCTTTGTCTTGTTCAGTGATCAGAGACTTCTGCGGCTCGGACGCTGCGGTGGCCAATTTGGCTTCAATCGTTGCCTTTTCAGTAACGATCTGCTGAATCTGCGCTTTCATCTCGCGTAGGTCAGCGTGAAGTCTTGGCACTTCTGCGTCGTA